GGCATGTTACCCACAGGGGGAGCCACCCGCTATGTCGATGATGTCGATGCCGCACACGCACGAGGTGCGTTACCGCGAGCTCAGCTACGCGCAGAAGCGGGCGATCCGCGCCCGGCTGGAATCCTCGTTCGACTGGGACGACGGGAAGTACGCCGAGGGCGCGTCAGACCACAGCATCGGTGAATCGCTGGACATCCCGTGGTCGCTGATCCGCTACGTACGTGAGCGCGACTATGGCCAGTTGGCGAGATGAGAACCGAGCGCATCGGCGACGCGACGTTGTATCTGGGCGACTGCCGGGACGTGCTGCCGGGGCTGTCGGGCGTGGACGCCGTGGTAACGGACCCACCGTACGGCATCGGCTTTGCCGCGCAACCAACACGCTACCAGAGGGCGAACGGGTTGCCGAGAACCGATTGGGACAATGTTGCGCCGCAGGCGTTTGTCAGTGCGCTGGTGGCGCAGTTTCCATCCGTTATCTGGGGCGGCAACCATTTTGCCCTGCCGGCCAGTCGAGGCTGGCTTGTCTGGCACAAGCAGGGCAACGCGCCATCGATGGCAGATGCTGAATTGGCGTGGACAAGCGTCGATATGAACGCGCGCAGTTTCGAGAAATCGGTGAAGTCGGCCAGTTTGGAGAAGGATTTAAGATCGCTCGCCCATCCGACGCAGAAGCCAGTTGCACTTATGGAGTGGTCAATCGAGGTGTTTTCTGACGCAGATACGATCCTTGACCCATTCATGGGCAGCGGCACCACGGGCGTCGCCTGCGCGCGTCTTGGCCGCTCGTTCATCGGCATTGAGATCGAGCCGCGCTATTTCGACATAGCGTGTCGCCGGATCGAGCAGGCACAACGGCAGCGCGATCTGTTCGTGCATGCGCCGGTGCCTGAACCACCCGAGGAGCAGCGCGTCCGCGACCTGTTCGCGCCGCTGGCTGCCGACTGAGGTGGCCCCATGACACTGCACCTGCAACCTGATATACTGGCGCCAGATACGAGCGATTCTACTTCGGGCGCTGCGTCTCCTCCCAACGACGCACCGCCCGACTTTTCCGCCTTCGACTTCGCTCTCCAACGCTACAATCGCGCCCCCATAGCCTTTGTGAGGGAGGTGCTGCTGCAGGAGCCCGACGCGTGGCAGATCGAGGCGCTGCGTGGGTTCGCCAAGGGCTTCACCCGGCACAGCATCAAAAGTGGTCACGGTGTCGGCAAAAGCTGCCTCGCCGCCTGGGTGGTGCTGTGGTTCATCTGCACCCGGGCGCCGTTCAAATGCGCCCTGACGGCACCCAGTGCGCCGCAACTCTTCGACGTGTTGTGGCCCGAGCTCCTCAAGTGGATGGGTCGCATGCCGGAACAGTGGCAGGCGCTGTGGGATGTGACGACAGACCACATAACGCTCAAATCGGACAAGGAATGTTTCGTCACAGCACGCACGTCCCGCCCTGAGACGCCAGAAGCCATGGCAGGCTTGCACTCTCGCAACATCCTGTTAGTTGCAGATGAGGCCTCGGGAATTGACGAGAAGGTCTACGAAGCAGCGTCGGGTAGCATGTCCTCCTCCGGTGCGATCACGCTGCTGATCGGAAATCCCACCAGAGACTCGGGCTTCTTCTGGCGCACCCACACACTCGAGCGCGACCGCTGGCGCTGCATGACGGTGTCGTCAGCAGAGTCCACACGCGTCGACGCCAGCTACATCACCGAGATGTCCGAGCGATACGGCTCCGAGTCCAACGCGTTCCGCGTGCGTGTGCTGGGCCAGTTCCCCAGCAGTAGTGATGATACGTTCATTCCTGGCGAGCTCGTGGACATGGCCATGAATCGCGACGTGCCATTGGATACCGGGGCTGCTGAGTTGTGGGGTTTAGATCCCGCGCGGTACGGGGCGGATGCCTCGGTGCTGATCAAGCGCAGGGGTAACGTGGTGACCGAGCCGCCCCGGCGCTGGCGCAATATCAGCACCATGGAACTGGCAGGTGCCGTCAAATACGAATACGACCTTGCCGCCCAGAACCGACCCACGCTCATCGTCATAGACAGCATAGGCATTGGTGCCGGGGTCGTGGACCGGCTCCAGGAGCAGGGGCTTCCGGTATTGGGGGTCAATGTCTCTGAGTCGCCAGCCAACGCGAATAATTTCATGCGTTTGCGTGATGAGTTGTGGGCCAGAATGCGCGAGTGGCTGGCAACGCGCGTGGTCAAGCTACCCAAGGACGATCATTTTCGGGGCGATCTCGTCTCGGCAAAATACACCTTCAGCAGCACTGGCAAGCTGCAAATCGAAAGCAAGGAGAGTATGCGGCGCAGAGGCCTGCCGAGTTGCGATCACGCCGATGCGTTAATGCTTACGCTCGCGCAACAAGGATTAATGGTATCATCAGCAAATAATTCGTGGTTATTCGATTCTCAACCCATAATGGATGGGATACCGGGGATGGAACTATGAGCTGGGCGCCGCTTGAGCAGAGGTTCTGGCAATCGGTCTCGCCGTGTCCCAACACCGGCTGTTGGTTCTGGGATGGCGCTGCCTGGAAGAATTACGGCGTCATCTATGGCGAGGGGCGCTACTGGGTGGCGACGCACCTGTCCATGCGACTGCATGGCCTCCAGCCGCCTGATGACGAGGCATTTGCCTGCCACCACTGCGACGTGCGGCTCTGCGTCAATCCGGAGCATCTCTACTGGGGCAACGCCGCTACCAACATACAGGACAGTTACGATCGCCGTCGCCGTGTCTCGCCCTTGAAGGGCCGTGTAGGCGAGCGCGCCACCAATGCCAAACTGACTGAGGCTGAGGTCAGGGACATTCTGTCCAGTCCGCTGGGGAGCCCAGAGCTTGCGAATCAGTATGGTGTTGCCCACAGCACGATTCGTCGGATTCGCAGACACGAGAGATGGGGGCACATCTGATGCAGTTGATCCACATCGAGCGGACCCAGGTGGCCGATGCCGACCGGCAACTGGTGCTGGCACTGGAGCGCCGCAACAAGGCGGCAGAGCGGTGCGTCGAGGCGAACCAGCAGGCGGCGGCGGCTAAGGCTGCCCTGCTCCATCGCCTCGCCGAGTGCCTCCAGGCTGGCACTGACGTGGCCGCGCTGCGGAACACACTGCTGGGCAGCGGCATCAACGCGAGCATCGTCAGCACCATGCTGGAGGCCGCACGCCATGGCGGCGCTTAACGGAGCGCAAGAAGTGAGGGGCAGCCGAAGCCGCCCCTCTGTGCCATGCCTGGCCGGGCCTAGCCCGGTCGGACCGGGCCTAGCCAAGCCAACGGTGAGGTAACCCAGCGATGAGTCCGATTGCAATCATTCTGATCGTGGTCCTGCTGGTGGTCGTGTTAGGCGGCGGCTGGGGTTATCGGTCAGGCTACTATGCGACGACCCCCGGCTACGGCTACGGCATCGGCCTCGTCGGCCTGATCATCGTGATCTTGCTCGTGTTGCTGCTGATGGGACGCATCTGATGAGCGGCGTGATACCACCCGCGATATCACCCGGTCTGCGCCAGGGCATCAACCCGATGGCGCCGCAGGTGGGCCAGCAAGGCATGAACCCGCCGCAACAGGGCCTGCTGGCGCCCAACACGCAGAGCTATGGCGCGCCGCCGCTGCCGCCGATCGAGGGTCTGGTGCGACCGATGGGTCAGCGTCCCACCGACCACCAGGTGATCGCCACGCTGCTGCCGAGGCGCAAAGACGAGGACATCCCGGACGACCCGACCGACGACCTGCCACCGGAGATCCGGCCTTATGCGCTGGGCCTGCGCCCGAGTGTGCAGCCATCCTCGACCCCGTGGGTGCAGGAGATCGTCTACCAGCGCCTCGGCAAGGAGGACGATGAGATCAGCGAGATCAACCGATACTACTTTGGTATCGCGCGAAACTATGACGAGGAACTGAGCAACCAGCGGGTTACCGCGAGCGAGTATTACAACGGCAAGGGCTTTGGCGACGAGCCGGCACTAAAGGGCCGTTCCCAATTGGTTATGACTGTTGTTAGGGATACGATTCGTTCGACGCTTCCGAGCCTCCTGCGCGTGTTCACGGGCGTCGAGGACCCGGTGCATTTCGAGCCGATCAGCAGCGAGATATCCGGCAACGACAAGCTGGCGACGATGCTAAGCCGCCAAGCCACCGACTACGCCCGCTGGGCGCTGTTCGTGGCCAACCCCGGCTGGTCGATCCTGCACGATGCGCTGCTCGATGCGCTCACCCGCAAGGCGGGATGGGTGCGTTGGTCATGGGGCAAGAAGCAGCAGATCCGCACCGAGGTGGCCGAGGGCCTCATCCTGCCGCAGCTGCAGATGCTGCTCGCCGAGCCGGGGATCGAGGCCCAGCGCATCGTCAGGCGCCCGATGACCAGGGCCGAGCAGGAGGCGATGGCCAAGACGCCCGAAGGCCAGATGTATCTGGGGCAGGGCGGGCCACCGGAATACTGGTCCGCTACGATCACGCGCAGCGTGCAGCAGGCGTGGCCGATCGTGGAATCTGTGCCGTCCGAATGTGTGTGGGTGGTGTCCGACGCGTCCACCGTCAAGGAAGCGCGCGGTGTGTTCCACGTCAGAGATGTGAGCGCCTCGGACCTGATCGAGATGGGGTTGGATGAGCACGCGGTGCTGCGGGCTGGTGGTTCAGCGCCCACGACGCAGTGGCGGCGCGAGGCGATCGCCAGGGACAGTGCGTCGGGGCACCACATGCACGGCGGGCCACCCAACGATCGCTCCATGGGCATGATCCGCTACATCGAAGGCTGGATCAGGTGCGACGCCGACAACGACCACAAGGCGGAGTTGCTGCACACCCACAGCCTCGGCGACGACTGCCGGTTGGTGCAGTGGGAGCGCACCGACGAAATCCCCCTGAGTTGTTTTACGCCCTACAGAGAACCGGGACGGATCATCGGGTCGTCTGTGTCCGACATGGTGATGGACCTGCAGCGCCTGCAGTCCAGGGTGATGCGCGCGACGCTCGATAGCCTGGGTCAGGCGATGTACCCGAGGACGGTGATCACCCTCGGCCAGGTGAACATGTCCGACGTGCGCCAGACCGCTATCGGTTCGATCATCAGAGTCGCACAGCAGGGCGCCGTGCAGGAGCTCGTGAAGCCGTTCGCCGGGGCAGCGGCGCTGCCGATCATGCAGTTGCTGGAGGGCGTCAGGGAGAGCCGCACCGGCATCACCCGTGCCTCCCAAGGTTTGACGGTCGACGAGCTCCAGAGCACCGCGCCGATCGCCGTGTCGCAGCAGACCAGTGCCGCGCAGGACCGCCTCGACATGATGGCGCGGACCTTGGCCGAGACCGGGCTGGCGCCGCTATACAGCGGTCTGCTGCGCATGCTCGCCAAGCAGCAGGACCGGCCCAACGTGATCCGCATCCGGGGCGAGTGGATATCGATCGATCCCAGAGCGCTGGGCACGATGTGGGAAGCCGCGGTCGAGGTCGGCGGCAAAGGCATGCCGATGGAGCGCCTCGCCATGCTCGCTCAGATCGCCGGTAAGCAGGAACAGATCATCACCAACTACGGGTTGCACAACCCGCTGGTCGGCGTGCCCGAGTACAGGAATACCCTCGCGCGCATGCTGGAGACCGCCAACATCGCCGACGTGTCCAACTACTTCAAAGAACTGCCCGACGACTGGCAGCCGCCGCCGCCCAACCAGGGGCCAACCCCGGAGCAGGTGCTGGCCATGGTGCAGCAGCAGAAGACCGCCGCTGATTTGGAGACGGATCGTGCCAAGGCGCAGACCGATCGCAGCAAGGCGCTGTCGGACGACGATCGCGAGCGCGACAAGGCGGCGCTGGACGCATGGGTTGAGCTTTGGAAGATCGGCGCCCAGTTTGGCACGCCCGTGCCATCGCTCGACGAGCTACGCGCGGCGATGCAGCCAGACCAGCCCAACCTGGGCCTCATCGGCGACCTGCCGCCGCCTACCTCACCGCAGCAGCCGGCAACCGGCATGCAGGGGCCGCAGCAGCCCAAGCCGGGGCCAGCCTCGCCGCTGATGGGGATGGCGCCGGGACAGGGCGGTGGCCTGGGGGCCCAGCGTCCGCAGGCGCCGATGGCGCCGCCGGTAGGCTCCACCCCGCCCGACACCGCTCATATGGTTCGCCAGGCGCTCGCCACCGGTAACTTACCGACTAGCTATGGCGAGATAGCAAACAGAGCAGCGTCAGGACTTGTGGCTGGAATGGGAGGGCCGACCCTCAGACCGCCGGGACCCTCCAATGGCTAGAGGCCTATCGGGAGATATCAATCCTTCTTTTGAGACTGATCGCCAAATCTCGTGGCGTCTGATCCCACCGACGACTGATGCAGCAATTCCGTATTTTCGGCTTGCTGCTTTTTCGCCTAGGGGATCAACGTATATTTTCCTAACCAATTCCGCGGTAAGCTTTGCTCGAGGGTTGTCTTCGCCTACTTGGTTGGTTGGGCCACGACCCTTCGCCAGCATGTCTGCTATATTGTCGGCGCGCGTCCCGACGAACAGATGGTCTGGATTGACGCACACCCGGTTGTCACACCGATGGAGGACGCAGCCTTCACCGCTCCAGTCTGGGTGTGCGAACGCATATGAAATGCGATGGGCAAGTGTCTTGGGATTCGGTCTGTCGGTTTGGCCGCCCCAGCGGAGCACGCCGTATCCTCTGACGAGGGCTGTGCCAGTCCATTCCCAACAGTCATCGGTCTTGTGGACGTGCGCCCAGAAGGTTTCGGGCGTATTGGGTCGCCTAGACATGCGAGTGCTTCATCCATTCGCGTGGTTAGAGGCGGCGTCGGGTGTTACGGCCCGATGCCACCTCGTTCATGCCATAACGAGCGCGCAAGCGCCATGAGCGAGCAGGTGATCCAGCTACATGGTGGCGGCGATAAGCGGGCCGAGGTGCTGGAGACGGCGATCCTCAACGTGATCCGCAGCCGCGGCACCGGGCTGCCGTTCCCGCTGGTGCTAGGCGTGCTCAGGCTGGTCGAGCATCGGCTGATAGCGGAAGCGGAAGCGCCGTGAGCCATGGGTGACCGCACCAAGCGCCCGATGAGCGATACCGAGCGGGATTTGATCATCACGCTCCGAATCCAGGGCAAAACCTATCCGGAATTGGCAAAACTGACCGGAAGACCCCTCGGAACCATCAGTTCGGTGCTTTCAACGGCCATTTTGACCCGAAAAGACCTCAGAACGCGCGAGATGGACCCAGCAGTGAAGCGAAAAACACCATGAACTGGACTTTGGACCTCAACGCCGAGCCAAAAAGCATCATGGAGGCCCGTCAGGAGGCTTCCATGGCCCAAAGAGTGCTGAATGACGCGGTTTTCGTCGATTTCCTCGACCAAATGCAGCATGCAGCGTCAAATACCGCGCTTTTCGATGATAAATTGGAGGTTCGGGACGCCGCACGGGTGAAGGTGCTCACCATTGCCGAGCTTAAGGCCCGGCTTCAGGAGGCGGCACGCCGCCCGGTGCAGGACGCCGAGGACCAGGAGCAAGCGACCGTACATGAATAGCTAGGGGGACCAAATGAGCGAAACCACCGGCCCGGCCTCGCCAGCCGCGCCAAGCGACAGCACCAACAGCGACTTCGCGCCCGCACCCGACACCCGGCCCGAGCTCAGCGTCAGCGATGCGGCGCGGATGCTGCGGAACCACCGCCGCGCCCAGGCAGCGCCGCCGCCTGGGGATAACTCTGGGGGTTACGGGCACAACTCGGGCGAGGCGGCGCCTGCACAGCCTCCCGCAGATAGTCGGCGCCAGCCGGCACCCCAGCAACCTGGCGGTATGTCGGCGCTGGAGCGGGCACTGGGGTTGGACTCTGGTGACGCCCCTGCCGCTCCTGACAATCCTGA